TATATTGTGCTGTTTCAGTTTCAAATGTCTTTTCACTGAATTGTAATACATTTTTAGCATTCTTCTGCATTTATTACCTCTTTGTTTTTGTAATCAGTCATTGTTTTTCTCTCTAGTCCGTATGTGGGCATATCTTCAAACATATGTATTTTGCCATATCTATCGTATTGCCATACTATTTTATTTTTAGGACAATAATATAATATGTCTTTAGTACCCCACTGCCTATGAATCCATTGGTTCATAATAACTCCTATAAATTATAGTAAAAAAAAAGAGAGCCTCACATATTCCTTCGCCTAGCTCCAGGACTTATAGGACCAGTTATTGGCTCTCTCTTTTTCTCCTCCAATCGCCTATACTTAGAATATATACCTAATAGTTTGCCAATCTAGCAAATTACTATGTAAATTTAAGAATCTTTGTATATATTGCGATTTCTTTTTATAATCATATCTAATATTAACGCTACCATATTGAGAAGTTTTTACTTCTTGATTATGTGGAGTCCATAAATATTCTTCGCCTTTAATATTGTTATTTATATTATATTCGTGCATATTTTTATTATGTGTCATAAATATACACTCTGCTTTGACTTTATCTTTTATGGATTTATCAATGTTGTCATTAACTAGTTTAAATAATTTAGCATAATCTTCTTCAAAGTGTTTATACATTATTATAGGTGAATAGTTTAAATGAACATCATAGCCTGCTTCATAGAATTTATTAACAGCTTTTATTCTGTCAATAATTTTAGATGTACCAGGCTCTAGCTTATCTGACAATATTTGAGGCATTATGCTAAATCTAATACGAACTTTTCTATTTGCATTATATTTTAACATTTTATTGTTTACATATTTTGTTGCAGCTGTACCCATAGCTTTTGTGTTATCTTTAAAATAATCAAACAGATCTTTCCAGTTATGGTATTTTAAATGTAAAACATAGTCTTCGTTACAGCTAAAATCATATGTATAGTATTTCTCGTGCGTTTGATTAGGTGTTTTTGGCCACTTTAATAACCATAGATGTCTATCTATTGCATCGAGTATTTCGTTTGTATTCTTAGCGATTTGTAAACCTTGTTTTTTATGCCTTCGCATATAACAATAGGTACATTTATACAAACAGCCGAAACCGAAACTAGGTGTAATAAAATCACTACTACGACCTGAGTCTCTTATTATCATTGATTTTCTTATTATGTATTTCATCATTGTTCCTTATTATAAAATCGGGAGTGTCAAACAGGGAAAAGGAATGAACAATGCGATCTAAAATCCCTTGGAAGACCTCACGGTATCTTCTCTCCACTCCCTAAATTATTGGGGGACGACCTTTTATGTTATTCAAGCATATAACGCCCGTCCCCTCCGCTTATTTGATGTATGTCCCTTGCCTAATTGTTAAAGGTATTAAGCTAGCCTTAGGCCCATCATTTACATCAAAGTGTGTTTCTTTAAAGTATTCTTCTTGGTACTTGCCATCCAAGATGTAGGTTTGATATTTTTAAGCCAATCTTGAACTGTTGGAATGAATCCTAAATCCTCTCTTATATGTTGTTCTGCTATAGATCTAACAGCTATATCTTTATCATCAGAGTTATTTATTACTATTCCAAATTTCAATTCACACTGTTTAATACCTTGAGTGTGATGCCTTAATGCTCTATGCCTAATATCAGCATAATGATCTTTTGTTTCATCAAACCAAGCGTGTATTTGATAGTAGTCTCCGACTCTACCACCAAATAATTTAACGCTTGATTTACAATGATGCAATGTTTTCATTATTGAATTACTTCATTTCTATAGCTTGTTTTAGGATCTGAGCCATCTAAGAAATATTCTTCTTTACATTCAATATAACTTCTTCTATTTTGCTCTCCATTAACAATTATAGATTCTTTTTCTAAATCCCATATTACTTCGCCTTGACCACCTTCGTTATTATACCAATCATAGTCAATCATATCTACAATAAACCAATGTAAGTCACTGCTAAGTTTTTCATCAGGATGTTCTTTTATATATTTTGAGTATTCAATAGATAACTCTTTTTGATTTCTGTCCATATCTTTCCATTCATCAAAATTTTCTTCGTTATTGTGATTCCAAGGCTTGTGTTGACAATCGTGTGTATATTCAAGGCTTATTTGACCTTTCCACCCTTCTGCGTGAAAACATTCACCTGAATCACCAGCTCCTTCATACCATACTCTAATATACTTATATCCTAAGTCTTTAAAGTATTTATTTAAACTTTTTAATGATTTAGCTTTATTTATTCTTTTTGTTTTTCTTTCTTCGTACCACTTGTCTATATCAAATGTATATGACATATTATCTCCTTTGTTTTATTAAAAATAGTGAAAAAAAAGAGATTATAAGCCCTTGCTCGGTAGTCGTATTTCATACTCACGTGAGACTCATAGGGCTTATAAACTTTGGGGCGATCCATCTGTTATTTAGAGGTGTTTTTAGTGATCAGCCAAGTCGTCCCCCGACCATATGTCTACAATATGATTATCGTATCATTGATATAATGTTTAGCTATCTTACACCAATATAGCTATTGAAAATACCTAGGTCATTATCCTTACCCCGTCGTAACAGGTTGGACTAAGTTTTGGCATACTTTATGAGTAGTTCTGCAGATACTTTAAACTCAACTGTTAGGTATGCCAGCCAATTTTAAGAAACTAGTTTTAATCTGTTTTTAGCATATACTACTTTTGAAGACAACATTCTTTGATCTTCTGAGTATTTACCAGACATAATTATCTTTTGAACGCTTCTGTGTTCTCTGATATATGATCTAAGTTCGTTTTTAGTCATAATTCTAATTTCATCAAACGGATTTGTGTTTTCTGTTAAAATTCTTAACCATTTTGATCGCATTTTAACCTCCAAGTTATTAAAAAAAAAGAGAACATTATTTCAGCTCTCTTTTCTTTTTTTAATGAGTATCTTCTGGATATGTATTTTCATTCATCCATTCAGCCCAACAATCCCACTCTTTGCATAAATATTCATATTTAGCGTAGTAGTTTTCGTATTTTGTACCTTTTATTTCTTCTCCGCATTGAACACATTTATCAGGCATCTTTAACTCCTAATACAGGTAATACATCTTCTGATTTTTCTGTAAGACAAGTTAAAACACCACCGTCATTACCTTCATCATCTTGCATAGCTATAACTCTTGTGCCGTTATCTAGTATGAATGTAATTGGTCTTTTATACCACATATATTTATTGCATTCTTTACTTGTCATATACTCTACTTTTACGATTTTTCTATTCAATAAACGTTTTTTAGCATATTTAGTCCATTGATCTGTAAGATTTTTTGTCATTTTAACCTCGAATAATTAAAAAAAAAGAGAACACTATCCATAGATTGCTCCATAGATAGTGTTCTCTGTTAGATTAGAATGGTGTTGCACTCAAATCTATTTCTACCATATCATCTTCATTATTTAGAGTATTTCTCCAAATATTCCAAGATTTTCCAGATTCAGATAGATTTATATTACCTTTAAATTCCAATCTTTGTTTAATTGTATCTAATACTATTGGATGTGGATCTTCTGTATTAGATAAATTATTAGTTTCAATTGGAACAGATATAAAATCTACATCTTCAGTTACTGATTTGTGAAATATATTATCTTCTCCGTCTATCATTTGTATTGCATTGAACTTTATTTTATTGTTAGACATATTGTCTCCTTGTTAGTTAATTTATTATAAAAAAAGAGAATACGTTTTTTAAACGTTGGGTTTTATAACGTGAAAAAAGAGCAGACTTACGTCCACTCCTTTATACATTCATCACAAATTAATTCATCTTCATTGGTTATATTTAAATCATCTAATTTAAGCATATCAGTACAAATGCTACATTCTTTCCATTGATTTAACCATTCATTTAATAATACTTTAAATTCTTGCATAATTACCTCTTTTTATTATAAAAAAGGAGGAAGGCACCGAATTAACGATGCCTTTTATTATGAAGAATTGTAGGATAAAGGAATATAATGATTATTATACACAAAAAAAGAGCAAGCTGTTGCTCACTCTTTTAATTGATCTTTTACAGTTCATCGCCATTTACTTTATATGAATTAGTAATTAAATGATGACCTAGTAATTTCTTTAGTTCATATCTAACATTACCTAATTTATGGTAATAATTATTTAAATCTTCTGAACTATTATTAGTTTCGGTTTTATAAGCACCTACACTTTTATTAGAATTTATTGTTTCTCTTAATATTTCTACATAAGCTATTAATTTATACAATTTAACATCTACAACGTCTTTTAAATCTTCCATTGAACACTCCTATTCTTTAATTATTGTAAAAAAAGAGCATAACATTAGTCATACTCTTCATCACAATTAGGACATTTAGTAGAATACTTAGATTCTTCTTTATAACCACAGCAGCAAGTCATATATACCTCTATTTTCTAGAAAAAAAGAGCAAACGTTTATGTTTACTCTTTAAATTATATTACCTTACTTATACCCGTTTGTAAGTTTTCTCTGTCTTCTTTTTCACTATAGTTACAGTATTTAAACGATAAATTTATCATTTAAGCCAGGTTTATTGTTAATTTTATGTTCATTATTTTACCTTTTATTACTACAAAAAAAGAGAACACTATACATAGATTACTCTACATATAGTGTTCACGTTAATTAGACCATTTCACGCAGTTTATTACGCATTCCTTTAAAGCCTGTAATAAAGCCACAAGTAACAATAGCGGTAACGTTGCCAACTGTTTCAAATGTTTTGAATGTGTATTTAGCAGCTTTACCTTTAGCTTGTTTATAGTTTACGTTCATAATAATATACCTCGTTAGTTAACATAACACAAAAAAAGAGCATACGTGTTAGGTATGCTCTATGTATTATCCTCTCTTAACTATGAATATTTCTGTGAACCATTCAGGCATTTCATCAGGTAATTCAGGATTAGAAAGTATGATAGATTTAAATTCTTCAACTGTTATAACGTACATTGTATTCTCCTTATATTAACATAACACAAATAAAGAGTACATTAATGTATGTGTATGGATTATGATTATACGTGTGTGTGTGATTGGGTTAGTGTACGATAAGGTCGTGTGTGTGCATTACATACGTTAGCTCACACGACTATGGTGTGGGTAAGATTAGGTTGAACTCAATTAAACGATTCAACTCAACCTAATTCAACCCCCACACCACTTAAACGTGGGGGGTAGGGTTAACCCAATCTCTCTCACTCTCATTCTAAAATAACTTTTTGATTTAGTACTCTCCCAGTATTATATTACTCTATGGCTAAGAAGAACAAATATTTAGTGTTTAACATCTTTACAAAGCAATTTGAAGACGATATACCAAAGGATCAGGACTATAATGATTATATTCAAATAATAGATGCTGAGAAAGAGATAGCTCGTAAGATGATAAAGCTAAAACTAGAAAAAATTGAAGCAAAAGATTACGATGAGAGTACGGATTAAAGTAAGAGTAGACGTATATAGGAGTATTCGTGGAAAGTAGAGCGTATATTCTTACTACAAACGTAATGTTTGACAACATTAAGTTTGTAAGTGTAGTAGGAGTAGTATAAAGTTAGATAGGAAAGTAAGTATTTTAATTGCTCTATGGGTTATAGACAAGATAGTTATGTTAATTATGTTTTTATTTTTTAGATAGGGGGAATATGGATCAGATTAAAAGAAGAATAGGTGGAAAAACAAGAGAATTTGTAATATACTCTAAAGATGAAGCAGATACTAAGGGATATGCTTATATTGATTGGAGACATGCAGATAAAGGTGACTATGCCTTGTCAGATGATGGATATGTAGGTGAATGCCTTGATAGAAAGGTATATACAGACAAGAAAGGTAGGACTAAGACCTTTGTTAAGTGTGCGCATGGTGTGCAATGGGTTACAAATACAGGACAATTCCTATATGAGCCTAATAAAGAGATAGGTAACTACTCGCACGTTAAGGCAAGGAGTTGGGTAGATAGGGAAGCCAAGACACAAAGAGCAAATAATGCAGTAAATGCATACGTTGCTAGTGTTATTGGGGGTGAGAAGCCTGATTGGGAAATGATTGGTAAGATATACAGACCAGATCAAAAGTTCCCAGAGGCTACAGTAAGAAGGTTGTTTAAGAAACAAAGGATACAAGATATGGTAGAAAAAAAATTAAAAGAAATATTACTAGATAAGGGTATTACTCAAGATCAAGTATTGGAATTGCAGTTAGAGGCTTTAAACCTTGCAAGGACTAAAGGTGATATTTCTAATTTTTTAAAAGTAACTGATAGTTTTATGGACTTATTGCAAATGAAGCCAGGTAAAGTGGTAACTACAGATACTATGGAAATAGATATGACTAGTAAAATACTAGATGCAATAGAAACAGAAGAAAAGAAAGTAAAGATGGAAAGAAAGGTTGAAGAACAAGAAGATATTAGATAAACTAAAAGAAAATATGATTTTATTTGGCAAGGTATCTATGCCTAATATGTTTTCTGTACCATCACCACAGTTTCATTACCAGATTGCTGAAACATTAAAGAATAAAGAAAATAAACAAGTAAATATTATAGCACCTAGGGGACATGCCAAGTCATCTATAGTAGGTGGTGTGTTTCCTTTATATCATATAATGTTTGATAAAGGTCCTAAGCTAATTGTATTAGTATCTAGAACGCAAGACCACGCAGTTAAGTTACTTGGTACTATAAAGGACGTATTAGATTATTCTGCAACATTTAGGCAGATGTTTGGATATTGGGGTATGAACTCTGCTAAGTCTTGGGCTAAGACAGAAGTTACTTTAAAAGATGGTACTATGATTATATGCAAAGGTACAGGCCAGCAGCTACGTGGTATAAAGCACGGTAATCAAAGACCTACATTAATTATTGTAGATGATCCAGAAGATGAGAATAATACTAAGACAGCAGAGGCTATGGAAGGAAACCTAAGATGGTTATTACAATCAGCTATACCATCATTAGATCCGATGAAAGGTAGAATAGCTATTATTGGTACTCCAATTCATCAAAGATGCTTAGTAGAAACATTAAAAGAAATGGATGGATGGCATAACTTCTTATTTAAACCAGACTTAGATAAGAATATTGCATTATGGGAAGAGTGGCAGCCAGTTGATAAACTTAAACAAAAGAAGAAAGAGTTAGAATCAATTGGACGTGTAAGTGTATTTTATAGAGAATACCTTTGTGAAATAGTAGGTGATGAAGATCAACTGTTTAAAGAAGAGTATATAAACTATTACAAAGGTAAGATAATGCATGAAGATGGACATGCATATTTAAATTTAGAAAATTTAGAAGGAACAGAAGTAAAAGAAAGAAGAGCAGTAAATTTATTTATGGGAGTAGATCCTGCGTCCTCCACAGCACAAACAGCAGACTATAGTACTGTTGTTACTTTAGCCATAGACAAAGAAGGCAATCGCTTTGTTCTCCCTTATTACAGGAACAGGGCTACTCCTATGAATTTAGCAGAATCAATTATAAATCAATTTAAAATATATAAACCAACTAAGACTAGAATAGAGTCGGTTGGTTATCAAGAGATGTTAAGAGAATATGTTAGAAAAAGATGTGAAGAAGAAAAGATATTTATATCAGGATTGGAAATAAAAGAAAGACCTCGTAATTCTAAGTCATCAAGACTAGAAACACTGCAGCCTTACTTTGCACAAGGTAAAGTCTATATAACTAAGGATATGATAGAGCTTAGAGATGAATTGCTACTATATCCTAGAGGTAAGCATGACGATTTACTAGATGGACTGTATTATGCAAATAAAGGTATATTTACACCGCATCATGATAGTTCAGACGATAAAAGCAGTGAAAACAATACTTTTCAAGGTAAATTTAAAAATGATTCTTGGATGACAGTGTGACCTCGTATTATATTAAAGGCAATTTAATTAGCTAATTAATTAGGTATTATGCCAAACAAAGAACAAGATGTTCAATTACAAGAGCAGGAAGTTAAGCTAACCGAAGAACTAGTTAGGGAATACTCTTCTGCTAGAGCTGATTGGGCTAAACAAGCTGTTGAAGACAGTGAGTTTAAATCAGGCGCTCAGTGGACAAAAGAACAAGTAAACAAATTAAAAGCAAGAAATCAAGCACCAGTAGTTGTTAACTGTATACATAATGCAGTTGAACAAGCTAAAGCTATGCTTACAACTAATAAACCTAGGTTTCAAGTAGTAGGTAGAGAATCTAGCGATAATGAAACAGCTAGAGTTATGTCAGATTTATTGGCTTGGGTGTGGGATAATTCAAATGGAAATACTGTTTTAAAGCAGTGTATAGAAGATTACTACGTTAAAGGGATAGGATGTATAATGGCTTACCCTGATATGAACGCTGATTTCGGTAAGGGTGATGTCGTTCTCAAGTCCGTTGATCCTATGGATTTATATATTGATCCAGCATCACGTGACACATTCTGTCAAGACGCTAACCATATAATTATAGCGAAGAAAACAATGCAATCTCAATTACTTCTTCAATTCCCTGATTACAAAGATTTAATTTTATCTGCTGATGAAACAGGAGTTTTAGGTGATTATCCCACAACTAGAGATGTAAGTATTGAAAAACAACAAGTAGGACCTTTTAATAAAGGCAATTCTAATAATGCTCTAGATGAAGATAGACAATTAGAATTAATGGAAAGGTATACTAAAGTTAAAATGCCTATGTTGAGAGTGTTTGATCCTTTTGAACCTAAAGAGCATGTATTAACAGAAGAACAATTTGAAGAATTTTTAGAAAGACCAGCTTTTATTATTGAAAGAAGAGGTAATCCAGAACCAGCGTATGTTACAGGGAGAGAGGAAGTAGGACAAGCTAAACTCTTATTTGATGAGTTTGATGGTATTTACCATGAGTATGTAGATCCTATGTCTGGTCAACCAGTTCAACTAAAAGGTGAAGAGCAAGCAGGTTCAGTTCCAAATTCTACTACTAGAATAATACCAATTAAGATTAGAGACTTGTTTGAAGACAAGCAAATACAAGTAACTCCTATTAAATGTGATAGAATCAGATGCATTATATCAGTAGGTGATAAACTTATTGCAGATTATATGAAACCTATAGAGCATTATCCAGTAGTTACTTTAATGAATCATCACGATAGAAGTCCTTTTCCTATGAGTGATGTTAGACTTGTTAAAGGTTTACAAGAATACGTTAACAAGGTAAGAAGTTTAATTATAGCACATGCTTCTAGTTCTACAAATGTTAAGTTGTTAATACCTAGAGGTTCTATGGATAAACAACAATTAGCACAAGAATGGGCTAAGGCAGGTACTGCTGTTATAGAGTTTGATCCAGAATTAGGACAACCTATTGTAGCAGGTCCAGTTCCTCTTCCTAATGAATTATATAACAATGAAAGAGAAGCAAAAGCTGATATAGAAAGAATTTTAGGTATATATGCATTAATGCAAGGTGATCAAGGTGCTGCACCTCAAACATATAAAGGTACTTTAGCACTAGATGAATTTGGTCAAAGAAGAATAAGATCTAAAAAAGATGATATAGAGTATATGTTAAATCAACTTGGTAAAGTTGTTATACAAATGATGCAATGGATATATACAGATGAAAAGACTATTAGAGTATTACAACCTAATAGCTCTCCTAAAAATGTAGAAATAAATCAAATGGTTTACGATGATTTTACTAATGTTATTCTAGGGAGAATAAATGATATAACAATAGGCAATTATGATGTGCAAGTTATATCTGGCAGTACATTGCCTAATAATAGATGGGCTAGATTTGAATATTATAAAGAATTATACTCAATGGGAGTAATTGATCAAACAGAGTTATTAAAACAAACTGACGTTGCAGATATGGAAGGTGTTCTTGAGAGAGCTGGAATACAATCTCAATTACAAGGACAAGTCGGGCAACTAGAAGAAGAAGTTAAAAAACTCAAAGGTGATCTACAAACAGCACAACGTGAGTCATTACACGATAGAAAACGTGTTGAATTAAAAGATTTTGAGGTGAAACTTGCTAAGATGGAAGCATCTATGCAAGCAACAGCTCAATTGTACAAGCATAGAACTAATGATCAGTTCAAGCAGGTAAAAGAAGAAGTTGAAGAAATGGCTAGTAATAATGAGTCAGAAAACGTCATCTCTGCTAGAAATGAAGAGTTGCTAGGCTTGGAAGAATAGTTGCTGATAATGACAAACTAGGAGAATAAATGGAAAATACAATTCCAACAGAACCAGCAGTAATGGAGACGACTGATCCTGCAAAAGCACCAATAGGGCAAGCAGGAACAACACCGTCTGAAGTAAATGTCTTTTCGACTGAAGGGGACATGATTTCACCATCTAATGAAACTGCTACAGGGCAATTAGCCAGTCAAGCTAATGCTGTCCCAGAACAACAGACTTCAGTAAAACAAGATGCAGATCGTTATGAGTATTGGCAATCAAAACACGATAGGACTCAAAGTGAGCTTAATAATTTACAAGAACAGTTTAATTCTTATAGACAACAAATGGATCCTCTAGCTCAGACAATACAGCAGAATCCACAAGTCTTACAAAATTTACAGCAATCGCTTTCCAATGAACAACCTGCCGAGCAGAATTCATTGAAGCAACCTGTTCGTCCTGAGAAACCACATTCTTACAACGAGGTAGATGCATATAATGATCCAGATAGTGATTCTTTCAAGTATAGACTTGAAAATGACATGTATCGAGATAATATGATAGATTATTATGGAAAAGTTGATGAACATCGACAAATGCAACAAGCACAAGCACAAGAAGTTCAAAATCAAAGAGCTGCAGAAGGACAAGCGTATAATCACGCTGTGTCTGGTTTAGGCTGGAGTCCTGAGAAAACTAGTGATGCTATAAAATGGTTGCAAAATCCTAATAATGTGACATTCGACACATTGTTTAAAGTTTATGAAATGATGAATGCACCAAGTAAACAACAGGTGCAAACTCAACAAAGAGTAGCTGAATATCAAAATAGAGAAGAGAGATTAAAAGTACCACAATCAACAGCTGTTGCTAGTGGAACTTCTCAAGCTCCTAAAAATGATGAACAGTTATTCAACGAAAGCATGCTAGCTTGGAAAAAATAAAATAAATCTATCCCTGACCGAAGGCTTAAAAAGCAGTTGAGCGAAGGGTAATTGGAGAAAGAAAATGGCAGCAAAAGATCTATCGGCTTCTGGAGTTCTCTTTACGGATAGACGTAATTTTTACATCGATCCTCAAGTGACTAAAGAATTGTGGACGGACGTAACACCATTTACAACCGTTATCGCAAACAAGGAAACAAGAAACGTTCCAGATCCCGTATTTAAAATGTTCGAACACAAACAACCATGGGTTAAGCAAAGTTTTTTCGCAGCAAGTGAAATAGGCGCACCAGGTGCTAATACTGAATCAGCAGATTTAGATGTTGATAATATAGTAGGACTACCTGCATGTGATGCTTCTTGGCTTGGCCTAGTTGTTGAGTGCTGGGATAGCACTGAAACAACTAAAAGAGGTGTTGCAATAATAACTACAGTAACCGATGCAAACACTATTCAATTTACACCATTAGATGCTGATTTAGATTGTGCAGATAATGATGTATTTCATGTAGTTGGTAATGCACACGGTGAAGGTGGTTACTCACCTGAAGCATGGGCAGATGAACTTAAAGTAGTTTATAACTCTTGCCAAATATTCAAGAATCCTCTTGAAATTACTGGTACATTGTTAGAAGCAGCTTTAAGAGGTGAATCATCTGAATTAGCTAGATTAAGAATGCAGAAATCACAAGAACACAAAATCCAAAAAGAAAGAGCTTTCTTATTTGGTAAACGTGTAGGTGGTACTGGATTAGGTGAATCAGCTTTTGCAGACGGTTATAGAGGCTCGGATGTTGATGAAACATTTGCAGATGGCGGTATTAATGGCGCAGCAGTTGGAACAATAGCTACTCCAGCAGGTTCAGGAGCAGGATTAGTTAGAACAACTTATGGTATTATACCAGCTATTGAAGCATACGGTAACTCAACAACAACTCACGATTATCAAAACATATTTACAGCATCAGAAGCAAGTTATACATATGCTAATTTTGTTGATGATATGGAAAAAGTATTCCAATATGTTCCAACATCAGGTGTTAAAAAAGCATTTGTTGGTGCTGGTGCATTAGGTTACTGGTCTAAAATGGCAGGTAACTCTGGATTCGCTGGTAATAATGGATGGAGTGTTAACATAGGTGATATGAAAAGAGATGCTTTAGGGTTCAATTACAGAACTTTAGAAACACCTCATGGAATGTTACAAATGATTCCTACTCCTGCATTGAGAGGACCATATAACAAATACATGCTAGTAGTTGATGATGATAATTTATTCCACTCACAGTATAGAGCTTCAATGTATCAAACGAATATCAAAACTGATAATGCGTATGATGGCGTTAAAGATCAATACATGTCTGATGAGGGAATCGGTATTACTAACATTAACTCACATTCGTTAATTAAAATCACAGCGTAAGGAGGGCTAAGAAATGGCTAGACCTTATATTGGTGGAACGAACGGTGGCGTAGTAAACTGCGATGCTGCAACAACTTTAGGAAAATCTGATTCTGGTAAAACATTTTATGTTACAGATACAGGTTCTTCAGGCTACACTATAACATTACCAACTCCTGCAAATGCAGGTATAGGTTGGAATTGTAAATTTGTAGTTAATTGTGCAGCAGGATCTACATTATCTAATAGTGGCGGTGAAGATGTCGTATTAAATGATGGGCAAACAGATGTTATGGTTGTTCATTATATTGATGCAGCTGATGCAGGTGCTGTTAGTGTAGTAGTAGACGATCAAGCTGATACTGTAGGATTTGATCATACTTGTAAGAAGGGCGATTTTATCGAACTTCATACAGATGGTACGATCTGGTTTGCTTATGGTGTTAGTGGTGCAGATGGCGGAATATTGGTAGCTACTTAATATTAGTTTAACAGAACTAGGAGCAAGTCGTATAAAGGGCTTGCTCCGAATCTGTCACAAAGGAAACTATGGTATTTAAAACAAGAATAGGTTATTACACAGGCACAACAGATGGCTATACTGACGATGAATCAAAGCAGTATATTGTTGATGGTTGTTATGATGTGTATAATAAAATCAAAGCTACAAAAGGCGGATTCGTAACTCAAAAATTTGGGATATGGTCTGATCCTTCTATAACTAATGGTAATGCTATAGATATAGATGAAGTTTATGAAATAATATACGTTCAAAGAAATGGAATACCAGCTACTGAAGTTAGTCCAAATTTAATACATAAATATACTGATACAGATTCAATACATTATGCATCTGAAAATGATCCAATATATTATTTTCAAGAACAGTATATGACTGTTAAACCAGCACCTACTGGTTCAGCTCATTTGTATTATATATATTTACCACAGTATGCAGTAACAAGTTATGACTCAGCTACTTCATCTATTGATAAGTTTCCTGCTGAATTTTATGATCACGTTCTTGTTTATGCATCTATAAAGATATGTGAAGCATTATATCATAATTACATAGAAGATGAAGAAGATGCAGAGCTTGCTCAACTTATGACTGGTAGAATTGATAGATTGAAAGCTCAATATAGTGAAATGTTTATAGTAGGAGGAGCAGAATGAAGTTAAAAGAAATGATAGAGAATATTAAAGAATTACATCCTAATGTATCAGATCAAAGAATTGTAAAGTTATTAAATCAGGCTAATATTGAATTTTGTACAGATACAAGAGTATCAGAAGCATCTTATCTAATATCAGGTGGTACAGTAAAAGATAAGACATATTATACATTAGACGATGCAATTATAGGAATTAATGAAGTTTATATAAATGGCGAAAGATCGCAAAGATTAGAAGTTAAGCCAGATAAAGAAGATGAGGATATGACATAATGGAAAAAGATAGATTCGGATATGGAACAGAAATTCCACGTTCTTCGGATAGAGATATACCAGGACTTTTAAGAAGTGGATATGAAGAAGAAAGAAAACATGGAGATCCGTGGAGAAAGGGATGGTATGGAGATGAAATACCCGTAGAAGCTCCAGATATTAGATTTGAAAATGGTAAGTATATTGTCAAATTAAATAGAGATAATGCTAGAGAGCATGTTAATTTTATAGAAAATCTTTTTTCTGGCTCTCAAAATGTGCCTAATATGATATACGAGATAGATGGTAAGCAGTATGATACTAAATCTAGTTTTTTTAGAGGATCTAGACTAGAAGAAATAGATGGCGATGATTCTATAGGAATACAATAATGACGAAAGATAGATTTGGATATGGTACAGAGCAAAACCCTAATTGGAATAATTTAGGTTTTGATCGCAAATTAGATGTTCAAAAACAAATAGGACAGGTAATACTTAGAACATTACCTGCTCATATTTCAAGAGATCTTGATAATACAGATGAGCCTTACAAAATGGCTGAAGTTATTTTAAATGCAAATAATGGCAATATTAATCAAGCAGCTGAGTATATAATATCTTTAAATAAAGATTATATGCAAAAATCTTATTCAGAGAATCATATGCTTGGTGATTACTATGATTTTTTTATTAATTCAGTACCTAAAGTAGCA